CTAGGGTCACTTGAGTCAAGCTGGTTCATTAGCTGGTTGTCCATCATAAGAGACTGGTTCAACATATCTTGATACTCTTTGTCACTGGCAGTCATATTCTGGGTCAGTCCAGTGTTATCCCCAGGACTAGGGAATGTAGTGCTAGGAGGAGGATTGTCTGGCCCAAAGATTCCCATCGAATCTATTGTTTGTTGATAAGTTAGGTCAGTAGGTAAACTGCCACCTATAACTTGATTACCACCACCAACAAATCCAGGCATACTGACATCGGCACTTACTTCTATTTGAGGCAAGTCACTAGGCAGTTGTACTGGATTCATACCAATAGCACCATCTGCTGGGCCTGTTGGTTTTGGAGCAAACTGTCCTTCATAATATGGGTTAGCTATGTCTGCTGGGCTACCAAATATACTATAGTCAGCACCACCCGTTCTTAGTCCTTGTCCATAGGTATACTCATCAACCCCGCCTGGGCCTGTGTAATTAAATAAAGATGAGTCATTGTAGGCTGAAAGATCAGGTGCATATATGTTGCCAGTCTGTGGTCTTTGTGTTAAGTCTTGTGATATAAGGACTTGTGGTATAGGAGCTGGTCCAGTGCTTTGTGCTCTAGAGCCACCACCTGTCGGGCTTGTTGTTGGGCTTGTGTTAGGTGTTCTGTTTACACTGGCATTTCTATCCGCCATAAAATCTCTATACTCTTCATTAGCTCCTACATTACCTCTACCACCTCTGCTTCCAGCAGTTGGATTTCCAAGATATTTATCATATCCTGACGCATCATTCATTGGGCTGTAATAAGAACTGGGACTATTAACTAATGACTGTTGATATGAATTTATAGGTAGTTTATCTACATCAGCTTGACTGTAGCTAAGATTGCTGTTGTTAAAAGGTGTGCTGTCATCAGTAGCACCAGAAGAAACCACAGGTTGTAGCATATAATTGCTAGCGTTGTATGTTAGTCCAGGAGTGTTTATGGGAGTTGCTGTGCTAGGTTTTCCAAACAATCCGTAATCTTTAGCTGGCATCTATGTTTCTCCTATGATAAAAGTGAGTATGCTTGTGCAACACCGCCTAGATTACTCATAAGACTGGCTCCAGGTGTCGTGCCTATTGTCTGGCCAGCATTGCCAACCAGAGGACTAAACCCTGTAATACCAGCTTGGAATTTAGCTAGCTTGTCGTATGGTAAGTTCTGCTCGAACTGTTGCTGTGACATAGCATCTTGTATTAGTGCTTGCTCTCTAGCTTGCTGTTGACCACCAGAAGTACCTAATGCACTGTATGGACTAAAGCCAGCACTCATAAGACCTCCAGTCATACCAAGTGTAGCTCTTTGTTGTCCTAATCCTTGCCCGTATGCATCACTGTATATCTGTGCCGCTGCTTGGTTAGCTGAATCTGCAGCTCCAGCAATTGCATTGGCCTTCTGCAATACCTTGTCTGCCACCACCATAACCTCCAGATGCAATAGCACTGTGTCCTATGTCTGCTAAGCTTATCATAGACACCACCCATTGCCCTGTCTGCTGCAGATTGTGCCATATTATTAACATATGGATTGTTAGCCACATCAGTCATATTAGAGCCCACACCTTGCTGATATGCACTTATAGCTGGGTTCATAATACTTGGTGCACCTTGTATTGCAAAGTCTCTTATGCCTTGCTGTGCTGTCATTTGATCAGGTGTAAATCCAGCCTGTGTCTGACCACTGTAATACTGTGGTGTGTATTCATTATATAATTTAGCAGACTCCTCGAAGCCACCCTTCATATATGGAATGGCTACATCCCACGGGTCTCTGTCGACTGTTTCTGTATCTGGACTCTTTGACATTATCTTATCTCCTTTGCGAATAGTCTTGTTACTTCTTTATAATCTATATCTTTGAGCATCTTTCCCCAGCCTTTGCGACCAAACAGTTCTACATACTCACAGTTATTTTGTTTTCCAAATGCGTTTAAGAGTGCATCTGCTTCATCTCTCCATTCCTGGAACTCATCGCCACCTAATAATATGACTATGAGCAAATTCTTTTGTGGGTATTTTGCTATCTTTGTAACAAAAGCACCCTTGGCTTGTTTACCTACTTTTACCCAGAGCTGCATATTCTTTGATATGCAAGCGTTCTTTATGTCATCTATACTATACTCGCCCAAACTATATTCAAGGGCTGTATTCAAGTATTCTTCAACGAGAGGCCACCAGACCTCTACACTTTCTCCCTTTATCCCTTCAATCAAAGTTTACTCCACGCTCCTGTACTTAAATAAAGATACAATCCTTCACCACTCCCAGGATTCCAGTTTGTACCATCAGCATATCTAACATCACCAGCTCTTGGCTTAGATGGAACAACATTTGATTCATCAAAATGTCCTTCAGCTATGTTGCTTACAATTGCAGATATCTTATCTAGTTCTGATTGCAAGTAAGCTGGTATATCTTCTGGATTACTAGGTACTGGTGACTTAGCATATCTTATACTCATACACCAACACCTCTGCTCCCAGTTGGTTTCCAGTGTATCTCTACGTTATCTATAGCCCAAGTCTTGTCATCTGTAGATTCAGCCCTGATCCCTATGTAATTTCCAGTAGCTCTAACTGGTATTTCTGAGTGTGTCCCAGGTGTAAACGCATAAGGCCCTTTCCAAGTTGTGCCTTCGTGTGCTCTCATTTCTGTGCCCACATAAAAATCTACAGCACCAGTACCACTTAACCTAGGAACAATTTTCATTACAGACTTAGTGTCGCTAGTCCTAGATGCATATTGTCTTTTTCTACAAATGCTCTAAAGTTACTGCCAGCATTCTGATTACTTCCTAAGATGTATAATTTAGTTGCTGATGCCGCTGCAATTAATAGAGTTGGTTTAAGTGGAGAGTTCCAAGACTCACTGTCTGTATCCCACTCACCAGATTCAGACCAGTCTGTAGTAGAATCAAACTCAACAATACCCCAGTCAACATAACTTGCATATGGCAAATCTCTTTTAGACCAGCTATTGTTTCTCCAATTATATACATAGGCTGTGTCTGCAAATGCGTTGGTGTCATTTGTGTTAGATACAAAACACACCCACATTTCATTCTTTTCTCTGTTAGCAGCCACAAATGTTCTTGTCTTGTAATCTGGATGCATAGAGTTAAATAGCTCATCTCTAATTTGGGTATCTACAATAGATTGTTTTGTTTGTCCATCGTGTATGTAAACATCATCTTCAGATACAACAAAGTGCTGGTTGTTAAAACTTTTTGCACAGTGCCTTCCTAAAATACCAACGTCATCAAAGAGCTGTCTAAATCCAAATATAGATTGACCACCTTCAAATGCCATAGACCAAATAGAATCTTCTTTGTAAATAATATTAACGTCACCTAGAGGTACACAATCAACTACAAATCCTTTTGTTTGTGACAAGTCCACATAGCCCGCATCTTTAGTGCCATCTGCTGGATTCCAAGTAGTGGGTATAGTACCACCTTCTGCTGGATGTGACCACTTAACTCTAAATGGGTAACGCGTGCTTGATTCTGTTATGTCTAGTGCTACTAAAAATCTTTTAAAAGGTCTTATGACTGTGCACGTTGTATTGCTAGGCCAGTTAGTTAAGTCAGCAAACTTAGCGTTGTTGGCTGTGCCCATAAACTGTGGGTTATCTACACCATTATTAATAATAGCAACACCACCCAGCACACCACCGTTCCATCCTGTGCCAGCAGTAGCTGAGTAATCACCGCCAGAAGTTCTAGTTATATCTGTGTGCGTAGTAGTTGAACCAGATGTATGCACTCTAAATATTTTAGTTAAACTAGGATAAATCCAAGAGTTAGTGCTTATGGTATCAAAAGGCATTAACCAATAAGGTGCTTGCGTAGGTGTGCCAAACACTTGTTGGTTTCCTAAAACTTTAGCTGTTTTATTATTATCAAACTCTATGTTGTTACCATCAGACCACTTGTCTTTAGGTGACTCATAAGGACTCATATCCTTGTTAATACCATTAGGGTTTAATACTGTTATCTGTGATTGTGCCATATTAGCTCATATTCAAACCATCAACAACCGCGTACCAGTTAGTGCCAGCGTCAATAGTTTCAAAAGTTAAAATGTCTATTCCACTTGTTGTTAAAGTAGGTGTAGTACCACCAGCAAACTTAACGCTTGAAGGCCAAGGGTCTGTTACTGTACCACCGTTAGTTAATATCAATCTAAACTTACCATATATACCAGATGCTTGGTGCGTTGCTTATTGTAAAAGCACCACCGCTTGCAAGCACCGCAGTAACCACATTACCTAGTGCAAAATTAATTGCAGTAGAAGTGCTTACTGTGCCTACAGCATTAACAATTTCTGTTTGTTTTTTTGTCTTTAAATTAGTTGTTGTTCCTACAGCATCAGCAGTCACAGTTCTTGATGCCTCTACTGTACCTAATGTTGGTACGTCATTGTAGTTTAGCTCTGCTGTTGTGCCAGTGTATCCATCGATTTTAGGTTTATTTCTGTATGTGTAGCTGTTACAGCACCAGCAATATTAGGAAAAGTAGCAGCTACTGCTGACTTAACCAGTCTTATGTGGTCATCACCTTGACTTCTTGGGTCTGTGCCTGTTGGGTTTGTTGCTACTAGCCCATCTATATATGTTGTTGATTCTAATGCCATATTATTTTCCTTTAGCCAACTGAGCTCCAAAATAGAACTCTATTATCATCGTAGCCCAGCCAAAGATTTCATCCATCTTTAATACTGAACCAGCCTGTATTTCTATGTACTCTACTATGTCTGGTGTAAACTGTATACCAAAGAAACTAAAGCCCTCTGTTACTGTAGGTATAACTGTAGGTACATCAAACCACACTGGAGCTACTTGTGTAAATATTATTAATGCTAGTATTACAAATATAATAACTCGCCTGTTAAGGGCAGCCATTGGGCTTTCTTTATCTGCTCTATCCCTAGCCTGGTTTATTGAATCGTTGCGAGCCTGTAAATTTTGTATCATTAGTTTTTGCTGCTCTTGTGCTGCTTGACTTTTAAGTGCAAACAACTTGGCTACAAAACCCAGTGCTATTGGTGCTACGTTAGTTAAAAATGCTATCATATTGCTAACCTCATTGCTTCTATAATCCCTACTTGCCCTATTATGTACCAAGCAAATGCACCAAACACACCCCATTTAATTTGCATCAAAGAAGTGTTAATTTTTTGTATGCACAAATTAGTGTCATCAATCTTGCTAAACAGCTTTGCTATTTGTCCAGAGTGTTTGTCTAATTGTAATTGCATTCTACTAAGCTCATCATTCATTTCTTTTTAAATCCTTTCTTCATATTTGCATAGGCTTTTTTACTGATAGTAGATTTTTTTTTGCTTCTACTTGTACCAGCTTTTTTTCTAGCATTTATGTTTGCATACAATCCACGTTTTGCCATTACCATTTCACCTTGTTAGCCCAATAAGCTGCACTCATTTTGCCTTTAGCTATGTTTTTTCCGTGCCTAGCTTTAAATGATTTAGCCCTTGCGGTATTAGTTTTGTCACCAGTTTTTCCTTGTTGCCCAAACCTGATCGTTTTAACTTCACTGCCAGATTTAGCAACTACAACGTGACTCTTAGTTTTGTGGCTAGGTGTACGCTTTGGTTTATTGTATCCAGAGACTCCGGCCCTAGTTAGTCTTGAATCTTTAGCCATTACTTTTTACCTTTCTTTTTTACTGGTGGCCTACCTCTTTTTTTTCCGTATGTTCCTGGTCCCTGTGGCATATTATTCTCCTAGTTTGCTAATGGGTTATCTAATGCTCTTTGTAATTTACTACCGAGCCTTTCTTCTAACTCCTTAATCTTTCTATCTGTATCAGAATAAAGAGCATCTCTTCTGGCATCAAACCTTTCGCCAGCTACGTCAATAGTCTCATCTATTTCATCTTGTGAGTTATTAACTTTGTCTTCTAATCTTTCCATTAATGCTTCTTGCCTAGCTAAGTCATCTTTTAAATCATTCTTTATGGACCTAGTGTAATCTTTAGCTTGTTCAACTGAATCACTTACACTTATTAAAGTCTCTTCTATAACAGCTATGTCTTGTTGTATACCAGTAATGTCAGGTGGTTGGTATTCCATTACAGTAGCTTTAAGAACTCTAAACTCGTTGTACAATTCAAACCCAGCCCAAGCACCACCACCAATCATACTTAATAATGGTATAACAAGAAGCAAGTTTACTACCACCTACTTTAACTCCTTGATATTCTATTTCTGCCATTGTAAGTCCATTAGTTTATTATGTAGTATTTCATTAGCCAAACCGTTTCTTAATCCTCTTTGATTGTCTGGTATGTCTTTGTCTAAGTATATACCCTTGTCTTCATAAAATACACCATCAATAAGTAGTTGTGTGTTGTAGCTATTGAATCCAGCATTAAAGTTTAAGAGTGCAAGTATTAGGCTTTGTAGTTTCTGTTGCTCTTCTAGTGATGCAGCTTCGCCCATTTCAGTTGCAAGATTCTTTAGTTTGTTACCTATAATCTCACGCATCTTATCTTTCTTGCTGGCTTTCTTAGCTACCTTTTTTAATACTGGTTGCTTTACAACTTCTACTACTGCTTCTTGTTCTGGCTCTTCTTCTGTTTGTTCTTCTTGTAAGGTGTCTTCTTCTGGCTCTGGCTCATCAAGTTCCTCTTCTATTGGTTCTTCTAAAGGTTCTTCTTCTAACTCTGGCTCTAGGAATTCTTCTAACTCTGCTTCTATTTCCTCTATTAATTCTTCTTGTGCCATCTCTTCAAACAAGTCTTCCATCTCTGGTACTGCTTCTTCTAATGTAGTAGCAATTAAAGTGTAATCATCCAACGCTTCTATTTCTATTACTTCAAAAATCTCTGGCTCTTCCAAGACGTATATTGATTCAATATCTTCCTGATCATCTTCCCAAACTTCTGGCACATCTTCCTCAACATATTCTTCTATGTAAGCATCATCCCAGCCAGGACATCCGTAATCATACAAAGGGTCAAGGTCACACTGTTGATTGTACACATTATCAGCATAGACTTGTGGGTAGTATAAACAACTTATGTGACTGTCTGGTATTACACTGCATACACTCTCTCCGTTTGCTATCTCTACTGGGTCATCTTCTTGACTGTTCCAAAAGATTGCTCCACTTGTCGGATGATTATAGAACCACTGTTCATACTCACCTTGACTTAAATCTCCTACCACTGCTACTGTTACTGCGTGGTTATTTATTTGTACCTGTTCATAGTTTACATCTATGTTACCCATTGGGTATATTGTCAGGTCAAATGTATTACTTGTGTTTCTGTCGTAATACTCTGATAAGTTTTCCCACATATACTTTTGAAATGTGGAGTCACCTTGTGTATAAAACTTACCTACACCTGTGTCTATTAAATCTGTGTTCCAAGGCATTATGGTGTAATTAAATCTTACACCTGTAAATGAACTTAGGTCTTGTCCTTGACAACACAACCCATCATATACAATGCCAGTGCCAGGTACATCAAGAGGGTCAAGAAACCCCACAACACCGTTACTAAACATAAAGCTAGTGACATAACTATTTCCATAAAAAGGAAAGGTAAAGTCAAGAGGTACTTCCACCCAGCCATCGTCTGCAATCTGATGCTCAATTATTTCCGGATCAGACCACGAGGATAGCGAGCAAGATAACGCCAATAATACCGCTAACCAATTTCTCAAGAAATACTCCTCTATCCATATTTGCTGTCTGTTGTTTCTTTGGAATCTTCTTAGGATTCAATCTCCATTCTGCTGTAGCTTCTTGTCCTATTAGCCCCTCACCTGTAGTGGGCGAGTTTATCGGGCAGGGAGTCCCGGCAAATTTCATTGCGTCAAACACCGACCTCGTTTGGCACATTAAAGCAACTGCTGCTACCTTCATACCCATATCATATAGTACTTTAGCATTCTTAAGTCTCATACAGTTCTCATCTGAGTAAGCCTGTCCTGTGCTGATACCTAGTATCTGTGTCTGTACTGCTCCACTAACTCCTACCATACATAAGTCACTATTACTTGCGTTAATGCTCGGACTAATTGCACTAGGTGGGTTTGTCCTTATTGTACTCTTAGCATCTGTACTTGTAGTTACTGTGCTATTACTTGTACTGTTTGTTACGATAGGGTCAGCAGCCATAGCTGAGCAACGACACTATCCAAAAAGCTACAACTATAAACCCAGCTATTACATTGTTACGCAGTCTGTCAGACATTAGGCTTCTACTTTAGCTGCCTTTAATTCATCAGTAGTAGTCATACTATCTACTTGATTTGTAATATCTCTGAGCCTTTGCTTCTCTGTCACAATAGCTGAAGTTGATGTACCAGCTTCTTGTGCCTTCATAAACAGAATGTCTTGTTCTTCTAACAGAGGTTTTCTGTCTACTCTAAGTCTGTCTTTAGTAGCAGCCTTTGCCTTATTTATGTTAATTTGCATTGGCATTATCTATTCTCCTTCATATTGTATTTAGCTAAGTCCTCTGCACTTAAATCTTCTGAAGTCTTTTCGTCAGAACCAGCTACATATTCCCAAGCAATTCTAAATGTTCTATCTGAAGGAAGATAATCGTCTGCAACAATTTCATACTTAGTTCCAGTAGGTAAATCTTTATTAGCAAGATGAATCATTTTTTCTTCTTCAGTACCAGTAAGTGTTGCTAAAAACTTAGGTGCTGGAGTCATTTCTCCAAGAGTGTTTGATTCAGTATGATGAAATATTATTTTCATATTAATCTCCAAAAACTATAACTGATTGATAGTTACCATTTTCAGCAGTACCAGCTGAATTGTAACTCCACAAATAAAGATTTTGTGTAGAAGGAGCTGAATGATAAGACAACATTCTGTCTGCGTGAGCCATACCCGCTACAGCAAAGTTTGCATTAGCCATAGCATTTGTAAAAGAAATATCATAATAACCCGTATTACCGCTTTGACTTACACTACTGCAATTATGTGAATCCCATATCGTACTGTCCTCAAATCTTGCCCAAGCCTTCGCAGTAAACTGTGACAAGCCTCTGCCATCTGAAGTAATTCGTAACGCTTCTGCATCTATTCTGCTAAAATACTAAATCTTAATGAATTATCATTATTATCACCGTTTGTCAAGCCCTGCATCAGTAGAATTACCACTATCTGGGTTTAAATATATCATCTTGCGTTACCAGTTGTTCCACTAAATATTGATACACCACAATCTGTACCAGCAGAAGCACTTTTTTGAATACTGCTGCAGTAAGTTTACTCCAATACCTACATTCTCACTGAATCAATTGTTATAGCAGTAGCATCAGCACTAGATGTAATACCAGCAACTCCAACTCCTGTTAAAGCAGCTCCCGATATGGCTGGTAACGCTCCTGTCAGCTTGGTCGCATCAATCGTAGTAGAAGTAAACGCACCAGCAGAACTGATACTCGCTTTCTCTACTCCGTTGGCTTGGAACTTTATATCCTTAGAAGAACCATCAGCGTTTAGTGTTAGATGTTCGTCACTTGATTTTATTGTACTCATCTATAACTCCTATGGTTTTGGGTACTTGTCTTTAGTTGTCTTAATCGTAGCCTTCCAAGCATCAATACCGTTGTGGTATATGTCATCTAGTTGGTCTGCTATTGATGGGTATTCTGCTGCTCTTGAAGTAGCATATGTGGTAAGAGGGTATCCTATAAACACCCCATTACCGCTAGTATGAGCATTTGAAAATGTCAACGAATCTAAAGTGACAGTTCCAGAACTATTATTAAAATTAGTTGCCCCTGTTCTCATACTCTTTAGTTGTAACACTTTACCAGCACTAATACCTGTAAGGTTAGCACCACTAATAGCTGGTAATGTTCCAGTAATATTAGCTGCTGGAATAGCTGTTAAGTTAGCTGCTGATATTGCTGGTAAAGCACCAGTTAATTTACTATCTACATTAGCTACTGTACCATCAGGCAATCCACCAACAGATAGTCCTGTTACTGTGCCTGATCCATTAATTACTATTGCCATTCGTTACTCCTATAATTCTTGTTCGTCTATCATTGCTTGATAGGCTGTCTTTACTGAGTCTGTCCAAGTTGCATTAGCTACTGCCTGTACTCTAGCATCTTCACCGCTAATGTCTGTGTCTGCCCAAGAACCACTAGCTTTAGTGCTAGGGTTTACAACGTGTCTGTGAAATGATGTTGACAATACTGCTCCATCTTCCTTGACTCTTGTTGCTGTGCGTACTTGAACTTGCCCCATCTTGTCTAATACTTCAATCTTGTCTACTTACTGTTTCTTTTGTTAAAACCCCTACAGCCATTGCCAAACTTCTCCTGTTACTTAAATGTCCGTTGACTCTTGTATAGGAGCATCCACTAAATAGCGGAAGTATTATTAAAAGTGCCTTCCTCATAGTCCTCTAAAGTATTGGCTGCTGTAAAATCAGTACCTGAACCAAGTTCAATTCCATTAGGAACAGCTAAAACACCAGCAGTAGACATTGCAATATCTTCAGTTGCACTACCATCTCCACATATAAATCCTAACTTAGAACCACTAGAAGACCGTATTTGAAAAGCTGGTCTGCTGTTTGCTCCGTTACCAAAACCTATACCAACATTATCAGCTAGATGTACTGTTTTTGCACTATCTCCTACTGGAGTTGAAATACCAACACCGATGCTACCATCTGAGCCTTGTAAAAATAATGCGTGTGTATCTGTATCAGACTCAACTCTGAAGTCTACATCAGCACCACTTTCATTAATTGTTACTGCTGCATCAGGGTTAAAAGTATCAGCAGTCGTTGCTAGTGTACCTGTAGCATCAGGTAGTGTTATCGTTCTATCTGTACTCGTATTCGGAGCAGTTACAGTTAGTACCCCTGTTCCTGAAGCGTTGCCTTGTATTTTAACTTTACTCATTATGCTATCACCCAAGTTGAACCAGTAGGTACTGTGACTGATACCCCTGAGTTAATTGTAATCGGCCCAGCAGTCATAGCGTTGTTGCCACTTGTTATGCTATAGTTAGCTGCTATGGTGTGTGCGTGTTCGTATAGACCTTTGTCTGTAGTGTTACCACCGCCTACTGGAGTCCAAGCTGAACCATCATAAATCTCAGCACTGGTATCTGTTGTGTTAAACCTAATAAAACCAGCAGAAGGTGAGCCATCTCGCTGACCTGTTGTACCTGCTGGCAAAGCACCTGACCCTGTGGCTGATGTCTTAGTTACTACCGCAGTAGTTGCTGCCTTAGTATTTATCTGAGTTTGAATAGCAGAGGTAACACCACCTACATAATTAATCTCAGTATCTGTTGGTGTAACCGCACCATCAATATTAGGGAATGTAGTTTTTAGTACATTCTTGATTCCTCGTATATGGTCATCACCCTCAGAGACATTATCGCCCGCTGCTGGGTTAGTCGATACGAGGTCATCTATGTACTTAGTACCTGTTAAATCCTCTAAAGCCATTCTCTACTCCTTTATGCTGAAGCAGCTGTTACTGTTACCGTTACCTGTAGTGTGTCACCAGAGATTACTGCTCTTGAAGAACTAAAGTCAACTACACCGTATAGTGTACCTGCTGTTCCTGTCGCTGCTGTGTTTAGAAAAGCACCAGCTACTGTTGCTGTTGCGTTAATTGTAAAGTCTACGCTAGAACTGTTAGTCATACTACCACTTGATGCTGCACCTTCTGTCCACTCTTTTCTGTTACCAGCATAGCCAGCAAGTTCTGCCCAGCTTGAGTGTGATGCCATAGTGTCCGCGGCTACTGGAGTACCAGCTCCTTTTAGTCCTATGTACCAGGTAGTAACCTGTGTACTTGCGTGAAATTGTGTATCTAGAATATGGTTTAAACCTACTGTAGTGATCAGGTTCTTTTTATTCTCTTCCCATTTGATGTTGCCATCTTTATCAAGACAAGTAACTTTCCAAAAGTTAGCCAGCCCTATGTTTACATTATCTAATGTCATTGTATACTCCTGTTGTGTTATTCATCTGGGTCACTTATCTTTGTCCAAAGTGTGTCCGTATCTTCCTCTACATCGTTCCATAAGAATGTGTTGTCACTAGAGGCAGAACCAGTCATACCCATTGTTCCACTTTCTGGAAAGTTTACATTATTCTTTATGTTACTTGTTCCAGCAATTGTTCCATTAACTGGCATTGCTAGTGTTGCACTATCTGCTACATCACCAGAGTTTGCTAGTGAAATAGATGCTGGCATAACGTGTGCTGTTGTACCAGACATTCCGTAGTTGCCACCTATTGTTACTCCTCTAGGGAATACAGTATCTTCTAGTAATGACTTTGACAATATAGTCTGGGTCATAGTGGCTGTTACTTGGTATGTACTGTTATCCCATATATAGGAATTACCTGACCAAGTTGATGAGTCTGCTGACCAAGTGCTAGATGCCATTAGCCTTCAACTCCAGAGTAAATATTTCTTACTCTCATTGCAGAGCCAGAGTGTCTATCTCTTTGGTCTGCTTTTTGTAATTTGTCTACAGCATTGCCATATCCGTTTAGCCACACTGCTACTCTTTCATCATTCTTAATAAAAGGCTCTGCTTCCATAAGAGCACCATATAATAATATGTCTGGTGCATTCTTAGTTAACCAGTTGCTTGTGACTGTACCTGACGTGCCATCTCCTAAGTGACGTAAATTTTCATAGAAAGCCATCTCTAAGCTCATAAGCTGAATCTGGTATTGGTGACTAATTGTATCTCGTCACCTATTAGTGTATAAGCCTTGGTTTACCTGTTGTAGTTGCTACCATATAACCTATCTAGCATCTCTGGTGTAATGTACTCAAGAGGTGTGTTGGATTTGTGTTTAATTGTATGTTACGCATTTGTATGTAACCACCTGGTAAATTAAAATATTGTTGTCCAGATGTAGTGTACATTATGCTTCTTACTTCCATAGGGCGTATGCGTAGCTCCCTATTAATCCTAGCTTCTGCTAGTGCAATAAAGTCTGGTATCCTTGCGGTCAAGTCTGACCTATCTAACCAGTCTGCTATTGCATCTTTTAATTCTGTAAATGTACTTAATGCCATTATACTTTTCCTTTAGTAGTTCTCCACATAGCGTTGGCTGGGTCGTTCATCCAAACTTTCATTCTTTCTTGATTGCCCCATATACCTTCTCTCATCATTTGTTCTACTACGATCAGGGGTATGCTTGCTACTTTGTGTGACATTACTGAATCACCTTTGTATTGTGTACTTCTGTTATGGAACTTATCTTTTGTGTTTAGCTCGGCTAGTTTCTTAACTACCTTGTCATTTTGCTGACTAGCTACTGTAAGGCTTCCATCTAAATTTGCTATTATTTTTGTATTGATTGGGCTTGTCATAAAATAAACCACCCCAGTTGCCTAGGGTGGTAGTCGGTTATATTAACCTGTAGTGTATCTAATCTTAGCGTTAGCAGCTTCGTTGCCACAACGTAGACCGTACTCAACTAGAAGCATCTTCTTCTCTGAGTCACCTTCTTTAGCGATGTCCACAGTTTGGAAATCACGCAAGTAGTCAACTGACCACATATCGTGGTCTAGGAAGTATACAACGTCTTGGTCACAGAATCTATCCATAGTGATGTTGTAAGTACCAAAGTCTGATACATATACATCAACTGAGTTTTGGATAGTCATATTGTTATCTGCTACTGAGCGGATTGCATCAGCACGACCATTCATAGCTGTGATTAACTTCTTGTTAGTTGCACCAAGTAGGATAGTAGACGCTTCACCGCCTTGTGTCCATACTGCTTCAGCAGCCGAAAGAACATCAGCTTCAGTCATAGCAGCGTGTGTACTAGTAGTACCAGCGTCTACAACATTAGTTGTAATCCAGTTAGCAGCACCACGAGTCTCACGAGCAGTTGTTGCGTTACCCGCAGCAGCAGCGTTGTCAGCTAGTAGTGAACCTTCCATATCACGCTTAAGCTCTTTAGAAGCCTTTGCGAGTTGGTGAGCCATCTCAGATTTTTTACCAGCGTTGTTAACTGTTTCGTGTGTACCAGTAACCTCAACAACTTTCTTAGAAATTTGTGTTTGGTTAGTTGCACGAACAGTCGCAGTAGTTGCAGCTGTACCAGCAGCAGCTCCTTCAACGTGGTAGTTATTAATTACAGCAGCAGCGAGTGCTTCTGTTTGCCACTCAAATAGAGTGTTAGACACTGAACCTTTACCAGTAATACTGGATAGGAACGGAGTATCTGTTGGTGAAATATCATAGATGACATCTGACAAATCCTCACGGATTGCAGTTGCATCATATGTTTTGAATTGTGTAGGCATTACCTATCTCCTTAAAGCATATCATAAAAAATAGAAGCGGCATCATCTTGCTTGCCTGACTTCTGTAACCTTGCACGCTTTTTCTTAATAGCTTCAGCAGTTGTATCTTCTTTAGAGTTGCCTCTTCCAGACTTCTGTACTTTAGGAACTGTCTTAACTGCCTTCTTTTTTGGAGCTACCTTTTTAGTTAGCTTGTCATACTCCATAGCTTTTTTAATTACTAAAACACTACGGTGGTCAGCCAATTGGTTAATCTCGTCTGGCAAGAAACCTACTGATTTAGCGTACTCTTGCACGTCTTTTTTAATAGTAGATTCCTGATCGTTCCACTCAGGTAAAGCCTCAACTAGTCTATTGTATTCTTGTTGAACAAAATGTGCTCTAGCTTTTTGTGCTTCTTCAGCTTGTTCTTGTTGTATAAGAACTTGCTGTTGGGCTACGTTTTGTACTTTTTCCTGGGCATCTCGGTACTCATCTTTCTTAAGCATATATTGATATGGGTCTTCTGTTTTTAAAGATGTCCAATCAACATTGTCAAACTCTTGAAGTTTACTGCTTTGTTGTTCTTGCAACATTTGTAAGCCATTAGCGTACATTTGCCTCTCTTGCTCTAACTGCTGACGCTCAGATTGAATTGCCTCTGTTTCTTTGCGTTGCTCTGCTAATGCTTGAGACTTACGAGTATAGTCAGCTTGCCTTTGATAACCGTTCTTGAGTTCATCAATACCAACTTCTAGTTCTTCTCCATCCACTTTAATAGTGTATTTCAAATCTTCTTCAGCTACTACATCATACTCTTCTTCTTCGGCTACCTCTTCTTCGGTTTCTTCTTCAGCTTGTCCTTCCTCTTCCGATTCAGGGGCTTCTTCTTCTACCTCTTCAGCTTCCTCTGTATCCTCTACCACTTCCTCGTCAACAGGGGCTTCGGTTTCCTCGTTTGCGGTTTGCTCTTGTGAGTCCCACATACTTAGGATTTTATTACCTGCTTCAGCAGTTGTTCCTGCTTGAGCTCTATTGTCACTTACAACTTCCTGGGTGTTCTCTTGAGAATCCATTAGTTACTCTCCTCTACTGTGTTAAAAAATCTTCTTGCTCCCTTTCAGCAAGTTTGCCTGTTTCAAGCACTGAAGTTATGTGTTGATTAACTAAATCTAGTGCTTTGATTGTTATGTACAATCTATCTCTTTCCACTTCTTCGGCAACTTTGGTGTCAAGTAAGTATTGTACTAATGCCTGCTTGACTGTGGCTAGAGCCTCTACATATAGAGGGTGTTCTAAAATTTGTTTAGCTTGGTCTGCCCTTGCTATCTCTTCTCCCTTCTTCCCCATACTAGTTTCCTATCTTAACTGCTCGCTCTTGGTCTCTTTCAAGTACAAGCTCTTGTTGTTTAAGTGCAAGTTCTGCTTTCTTAATTTCTAACTCTTGTGCTTTAATCTGCATATCTACTTGTGCTTCTTCTCTTTTAAGCTGTAAATCTTGTGCAGCTATGTCAGCTTCAAGTTGCATTTCTTGTTGCTTAATAGCAGACTCTTGCTGTAGTTTTTGTAATTTAACTTTAATTTCTTCAGCTTTAAGCTGTGCTTCCATCTGCTTTGCTTGTTCCTCTGGGCTAGGTCCTTGTTTCTTAGGAACATCCTGATCGCCTGGGTCTGTAATAAAATCATCTACATTCTTCATACCCATTGCTTTTATTTGCTCGGCTACTAAGTTGTATACATTCTTAGGCTTGAGTAACATACCAGCAGATGGGTGTGTGCAATCATTTGTATTGTTTGTGACAGTCTACCTAAATGCATTAGGTTCATATCTTTATTGCCAAAGCCTAGACCAACCTGTGCTACACAATCTACTTTCTCTTTCCACTCGTGCGGATATAATGTGGTCCATTTGTTGTTTAACCTTACAATTTTTTCTGGCTTTTCAAACTTTTGTACTAACATATAAACAGAGTTTGCTAGGTCTTTCATACCTGTTTCAGCAAATATTCTGGCTATTAATTCTATTTTCTGCTGTGCAGCGGTCATTACTTGACCTACGCCTGTAGCAGTTTGGTGCGATTTTAATGCACCATCAGATAGACCCATTGAGTTCTTGCTAACACCAGTTCGTTCTTCTCTAATGCTGTCTAAATAACCCAGCATATTAAAAGAGTTCTGGTCTAGTTGCGGTGTCCCTAAAGGATTTACCGCACCTGGTGTTCGTACTCTTACGATTCCACCTGGTCTAGAAGTCATTAGGTCATCTAAATTCGCTTGACCTTCCACTACCTCGTATCGCCCATTGTTTGTTAGATACATATTGTCTAACAAGTTACGCATTAGTGTAGTCTTAATGAGTTGAAGGTCGGAGATTAAGTCATAAATACTCAGACCGTAAAACTTATGAGGCATTGGGATAGGTGTAAGGGAGGAGAAGGGAACACTATCCACAGCCTCATTATCTAACAGTTCGTCTCCAACCTTCGTTACTTTTCTTAATTCTGCTATGCCATCGTTGTCAAAGTCTACTTTTAAATAGCACTCTGTAACCCAGATTCCATCATCAATATCACCTTCTGGTGAGTTGTCTTGTTCGTGAGAGAATCTAGAAAGTCTTTCAGCTTTGTAGTTGGCTTCATCATTGTTAAATACATTTTCAATCTTAGACTTTGGATAGCCTTGTTGTATTAACTCTGATTTAGTTCTCTTGACTCTGTGGGCAACAAACCTTGCGGTATCAATTGTCTTGGCATACTTGTCAATTAAAAATTCTTCTGGTGGTACAGGTTCTATTCTTACCTGCCCATCAGTATATGTTCTATTTACAACAACATCGTGTGTTACTTGCTCTGGCTGTAAAGACATCTCATCTTCTTCACCACCGTTTTGTGTGTGTTCTTTTACATCTACATTGTCATCCATCAGAAGAGCCATAAACTCTTCTTCTGTTAAATTCTTGTACTCTTCTTTTAAAGTCTCAGTGCTGTCATCCCAGTAATGTTTGACAACTCCATTCTTTTGTAGCAGTGCATCCTTGAACCATTGGTATATAGTAGAAAAGCCAGGGTTCTGTCTCATAATGACATAGTTTACATAGTCTGTAGACTGCTTTGCCATCTCAACATCTTCTGGACCTTGTGGTTCAAACTGTACTACCTTATCGCCTGAAGTAAATATCTTCATAAGGCTAGGCATAATCCATTCGATTACATCTGCTACATCTCTTGTGACAATTTGAGAACGGCCTTCTTGCTCGTTACCATACTTCTTTCCATAGTATCGGTCTAACGCATCTGAGCGTTGCTCTGTAAGTTTGCCATCTTTGTATCCTAGAGCAGCACTTATTTCCTGCTCTAAGTGAGCAGATAGCTCCCTCTTTGTCATTTTTGCCATATGTTATTTACCTTTGTTTATCGGGTATTTTGTTTCTTTAGCTGGTGGCGGACTACTACTAACTGCCTTCATTATTTCTTTAAGGTCTTTGATGTCTTGTGCCATCTCTAATATTCTATTTTCTAACCACTTGGGATTCATTGGCATATACTTCTCCTATACTATCCAACTTAAATCAGTCTTAGGGAGTTCCCTTCCCCAGACACTATCATTGCCTGTAAACACAACATCTGTTACACACAAGTACCTAAATGCATCGCTAGCGTGTGATGTCCAATCGTGGACTGGTCTTTGTGACCATATCTTTTTCTTGTCATCATAGCTACTTCTATATTGCAGTAATGCTTCTAGTCCTTTTTTAGTATTGTCCTGATCAAACCAACACTTGTTTAAATAAGTTCTGGTGGTATCTATACCATCCATTACCTTTAACTTAGGTGCTACTTGAAAGTCTATGCCTAGGTCAAATGCTAGGTCTCGTCTTGACTTACCAGTAGAAAATTCTCTAACTACTATATCGTGTGGTGCTATGTGTGCACCATAATGATAACCCTTTCTGTTAAGTACCTCTATATAGTGAGGTAGTCCTTCATTAGAGTTTTCATAATAATCTATAACGTGTACTGCTTTACCTACAAACTGACAGAACCATATGCTGGTTGCGTCTGAGACCCCAAGGTCCCAGGCTGTTACTACTTGTTTAGCCGGGTCATAAGGGACTTTCCCCACTCGGTCTTCTTCATAAGCAGTTTCAATCTCTTTAGCATAATACGCACCTCTAAGTGCAGCAGACCAAGAACACTCGTATTCTTGTTCAAATTCAGTCTCTGCCATATCTTGTTTCGCAAGTTCCAGCTCTTCATCGTCTAGTATTCCTGTTTCACTCGCCTTGTATAAGAATCTAGCCCATCCCTTCTTCTCTGGGGCAGAGTGGTATAAATCATAAAATTCGTTCTTTCCTTTAGGTGTACCAATAAATATTGCATACCCCTTTCTATCTGATAGTGCGGGCCTTATAACCTCAGAAAACATCTTAGGGTTCATCTGAGCGTACTCATCGAGCACGACCCCATCTAAATAAATTCCACGGAGTGTGTCGTAATTGTCTGCCCCGTACAACTGTATCCTCGCTCCCATAAAGTCGGCTCTTAGCTCTGCCTCATTAAACTTTACTTCGGGAAATACAGAACATAATCTCTTAAGTTCATCCCAGGCAACTGTTTTAGCTTGCTTGAATAGTGGTGCTATGTATGCATATCTAGGTGCGGGCTTACCTTTACCTATATCTTCTACAGAGCTTTTGATTAACTGGTTTATAGCAAACACAGTCTTACCAAATCGCCTGTGGCATACCACAACATTAAATCTATCTAGCGTTGTGTGCAAATGTCTTTGTAATTCCCTAGGTGTATAGGGTATTACTATAGGCTTTCTCTCCTCTTGCATAAATGCTAGTGCACTTTACTGTCTGCGTCTTTTAAAAACTGATTAGCGTCTGCAATATCTTTTTCATCCTGGGCCCACTGTATATCAAACTGTCTATCTTCTACAACAACGTGGTGCTTTGGAGACCAGCCAGCTTGTGTCTTTAGCCAGAACGTAGTCATACTAGGGGACTCCCCAGATACTGCCATTTCGTAGGCTACACCAGCAACGCGGGCGGTCCTTTTGTCCTTACCAACTAGCAAATTGTGTGCAAAATATTTTGTTAGGGTGGCATTAGAGATACCCATCACTTTTGCTATTGTGTGTTGGTCCAGCCCTATAGTAACCATCTCTTCTACCTTAGAATAGTCATCATCGCTAGGCTTATACTTCTGCCCTCTCTTGATTCTAGACTTTTTGCCTCCTGCTGCCTTAGATTGCTGGGATAAGCCACCAGTTGGTCTGCCCATCTTACGTTCAATCTTAATTACAGCATCTGCTGGTACTATTCCTTTGGCTGAAGCTACTGCATATCTAGCTTCTTCCTCTAATTCTTTTTCAATTTGCCTGATCTCATCCTCTGAGTCAGCTATTGCTTTGCCTTTTTGTGCCATATACTAGTATTATACCTTAAAATAATATTGTTGCCTCTTAGATTCCTAGAATATCAGAAAGTATTTTAAATAGGTACGACTCACAAACGCACCTTCTTTAGCATTATCTAGGTATCTAGTGTTTCACAACAAAGATAAACAATATTATAAAGTATAAACCACTAAAAGTCAACCCCAGTTTGGCATTGATTAACACAGTATGCCCGAATCTGTCGCGGTGTGTTGCGGAATATTGAAAAAATAATAATTTTACTTGTGCATAGGTTTCGCTCGTGTGAAGAAAATTCCAAACAGGGTGCTCCCCCTCGCATATACCCCTACTTTCTGTGTGGATATTCCAGGATCTTTCCTGGGGAAATTCTCCGAAGTCCTCGGAGTTTTGGCGGGGAGATATTCGAGGGAAGTCCTCGGAAACATTCATTCCGAAGTCCTCGGAGAATGAGAGTAAAAAGCAGATTCATAAACGAAATACGCGAGGTCTTAGACTTAGCCAATGGGAGAGTGAGTGAGAGCGGTAAGAAGTCTTTGTTGACCGTTGCTATGGGCTTTAAAAAAGACGCTCAAGGCGTTAGAGATTCGGACGGCTACAGAGCCAACGATTCTTTGAATCACAATATCAAAGACGCTTTTAAGCCTTTCGTTAATGACAAAGAAAACAAGCTGAAAGATGGTGACATTCTTTGCCTTGTGAATATAGGAACGAAACCTAATAGTCCTAAATTCAACCGTAAAGACTTCAAGCCCGTTCTTAGTGTTGAACAAAGCGAGAAAAAAAGACTTGCTAAAGAAAACAAAGAGAACGCGGAAAACCTAGCATTTTTGAACAAGATTCAAGACTATGCCAATGATCTAGACGTTGTATCTTTTAATGAATGGTACAAAGCACTAAAAGACAATAGAGCGGAGTTCCTTAAAAAGAAAATCGCTAAGTCTTAAGAACCAACCAAAGAGAGCCCCGCTTAATCGCGGGGTTTTTTTTCGTCCCTAATAAATCAAATACTCCCATATTTAAGACTTTTTTACTTAGTAGGGGCAAAGGTAGACTAAACATCTAAAAGAGCGTATATTGGTACTTATAGGGCTTGTGAACGCGTCCCTATATTTTCTCCGAAGTCCTCGGAGTTTTTTTTAACTAACAAGGGAGTTATTAAATTTATGAATAGAAAACAAACTTTTAGAGTCTTGAATAGACGCACAAAAATCAAATCAATTATCAATGAAAATGGCGGTAAATTTTTCACCGTTAAATTTCATAAAGTTGATGGTTCAATTCGGAAAATGAATTGCAGAATCGGTGTTAAAAAATGGTTAAAAGGTGGTGAATTATCGTATCGACCAGAGGATAAGCCCAATTTACGGGTTGTATTTGACGTTCAAGCGAATGACTACCGAACAATCAATTTAGATAAAGTTTTTTACATCAAGGCTGGTGGTAAACGTGCGGATGTGTTTTTAACAGAACAACTAATGGAGGGTGTTTAATATGTTAGATACTATTATTATGTTTTTAGTATTCACAATCTTAGTTATTGGATTAGCTGGAATGTGGATTTTTGCAACAACTATGAAGATGGATTACAAGGATAAGCAAGGTAATTACATCGTTAAAAAGTAGTTAGAAAAACTAAGGGCTGCCTGATCGGTAGCCTTTACTCTTTTTAACTAGGAAGGAAACAATATGGATATACAAAACAATTTATTGTTAGTGCCATTCAAAACGCTGAAGGCAGCCATAGATTATGTGGGCAAATTTTCTAAACCTAAGAAAATGCCTGGTTGGTCTTACGGATTGCCTACAGATATGTGCAAGACTGGGATGATACTCAAAAAAATACCTACTTCTGTGTGTGCTGATTGCTATGCGATAAAGGATTTTATACGGTGTATCCCGAAGTAAAGAAAGCACAATACAGACGTCTTGATAGTATTGATAAGCCTCAATGGGTTGAAGCAATGATATTTGTGATGACTCACGCTAAAGCAATACTAAAGATAAAGTTTTTAGATGGCACGATAGCGGTGATATACAAGGTGTTGAGCATTTGGATAAGATTGTGCAGATTGCACAAGCTACACCCGATGTAAAATACTGGCTGCCTACTAAAGAAAGCAATTGGATACAGAATTACAGTAAGCCTATCCCTAAAAATCTAGTGATCAGGCTAAGTGGTAGTTTTGTAGATGGTAAACCACCCAAGTATGCAAACACTAGCACAGTTGTTACCAATAAGGATGATGCAACTTGCAGAGCCTTTGAAAATAACGGTGAGTGCGGTGATTGTAGACAATGCTGGGATAGTAGTGTAAAAAATGTAAGTTACTTTAAACATTAAGGAGGTGATAAAGTATGGTTGATAAGTTTACGGATGGTACTATTGAAGCTATCGTACATTGTTATGAGAATGATATGATAGATGTGTACCAAGTAGAGGAGTTGTTGGATTATTTTAGTGTGAACTGGGCTAATTTCATACCACAACTAACAGTAACTGACCAGATAGAGGAGGCAGTAGAGTTTATGCAAGAAAATGGTCACGAATAAGGAGGATATATGCACGATGAAACGCTAATGTATGGATACACCTTGATAGATGAATGGCTTGTCGAAAGATGGGAAGTTCGTGTCGAGGATTTCTGTACAGTTTTTAACTCAAATGAATCGTTTGCATCTGACTCACTAGCGGGGGAAAATAGTTATGTATTTACTACCCTAAAAGAGAGAATATGTGGGCTGATATACAAGATAAGAGATTGAGAGATAAGTATAGTGATAAGCTAATGGATGATTACAGAGATAAAGGTATGAGTCCTAGAGATTTCTTATCTGAGTTGTAAAAACTAAGGGATATTCCGAAGACTTCGGAGTATCCTTTACTCTTTATAACTAAGGAAGGAGTAAGTATGGATACAGATAACAATCTAGGCATTAACGTGCTAAGTCTGTTTGATGGTTCGAGCTGCGGTCAAGTAGCCCTTGAACGATCAGGGATTAAGGTTAATAATTATTTTGCATCAGAGATAGATAAGTATGCAGAAAAGATTGCCCTTAAAAATTACCCAAGCACTGTTTCTGTTGGCGATGTTAGTTTTGTCAGTGGGATACAGTTGCCAAACATAGACCTGATCCTTGCAGGTTCACCTTGTCAAGGATTTAGTTTTGCGGGTAAGCAATTAGCTTTTGATGACCCTAGGTCAGCACTATTCTTTGAGTTTCTTAGAGTCCTGGATGAGTGTCGAAGATACAATCCTAATGTTAAATTCTTACTAGAAAATGTAAGGATGAAGCAAGAGTATCAAGACATCATCAGCAAGTATCTAGGTGTAGAACCAGTAGCGATAAACTCGTCACTTGTATCAGCACAAAACAGATACCGTTTGTATTGGGCCAACTGGGATATAACTCAGCCCGATGACAAAGGTGTAGTCTTGAAAGATATACTTGTTGAAGGATACGGTGATAGTGTGGCTGACCAAGGCACAACTGTTAAGCAGACAAATGTGGATAAGGCTGCTTGTCTATTAGCTAGGGATTACAAGGGATTTGGCAACCAAGCTATGACTGGTGTCAGAACTTGTGAACTTAGAGAGTATGACAAGGATGAAGAGTGTCACCACATTGGCACTGCACTAGACATTAATGGTCACGATATACTCAAGCGTGTGTATTCGGATACGGGTAAAAGCCCAACTCTAAATACTATGGGTGGCGGTAATCGTGAGCCTAAAGTATTGACTGGTGTAAGATTTAAAAATGCACAAGTGGATAAGGGAACGTATCGCCCACTGTTACCATTAGAGATGGAGCGATTACAAACACTGCCCGATAACTATACGGATGGTGTAAGCAATACCCAACGCAAGAAGATGTTGGGCAACGGATGGACTGTCGATGTGATAGTCCACATACTAAAACAAGGAGGATTTGCGTGAGCAAGAAAAAAGATAAGATAATAGATAAGCTAGCTGCTAGAGTTAGTGATTTGGAGGATGAGATTTCTCGTGACTTAGAACTCGTGGATATCAAGTATCTAGAGAGTGAGATTGCTAGATTAAAGCAAGAGGTACACGAGAGAGAGTTGGATAGAAGAAAGTTTCTCTGTATATTAGAAGATATGGATGACTTCTTGACAAGAAATCTGATACCAAAACTTTTTATAAATAAACAAGCATCCAAGCACTACGCTTTTGATAGACCGATTCAAGGATATGAAGAGCTAGCTGCAGACACGTTTATGATGAAAAAATGGGTGATTGATGGCAAAGAACCTAGACCTTATCAAGAGCGTCAAGGATACACTAAGATTAATGAGTACCCAGAGAAGGGTTCATACAAATGGGAGGAATAATATATGAGTAAAGAAAGACACACGACTGTGGATTGTGTTGAGCACATCTACAAGTTGCAAGATAGAAACGATGAGCTGCGAGATACACTTGTGTTTGTATTAAGAACACTGGATGATAGGTTCTATCACGAGATACAAAACAAGGATACGCCAATAGGTGAGATCAGGCATCGTGTTGACCAGACGTTAAACTATCCGAGGTATGGTGATGTCTAAGCGATACATTGGATGGAATCGTAGGATTAAGAAAAGAAAGTTAAGTCGAACACAACGTAGAAAAGATAGGAGGGATAATGAAAGAAGTGGCAAGACGATGAAGTTAAGGTAGCATATGGGATACAGATAAACCCAAGCTACCTAGATGGTATCTATTCACACGGTGGTAAGGTGAAGGATAGGTACGGTAAGACTATGAACTACAGTGATGTAGCTAGGCTCAATAAGTTTAGGGTTGAAGCTAGAGAACAGTGGCGATTGGATAATAAAAATACTATAAAAAATATAGGAGGTAAGAATGGGGATGCGTGACTGGTCTGGAGATGCCACTAAAATCTTCAAAGGTAAGACAGTTAGGAAGATAGAATATCTAACGGATGATGAGATGAATCATATGGGATGGTACAGTAACGCACCAGTCATAGTATTCACTGATGGGTCTTGGATAATAGCAAGCAGTGATGATGAAGGTAACGATGCTGGTGCACTTTTTACATCTGCTCCGAAAATGAATGTGATACCAAGAAACGGGAGGTAATATGATTACATTTGATAGTTATGCAAGTTAGATCAGGTCATCGATGAACGCATAGAACAGTGCGTTTGAACTTTGGCAGCGTGTATGGTGCTGATTTGTTTGATAAGAGGGCAAGGTAGGATACCACAGAATTGGATTCCAACCAGGACACCTGATCGATGTGCTACAGAACCAACAGAATCAGATAACAGAGCTTGAAGATAAGATATCTAATCTGTATAATGAGATTAACAATTTATATAAAACTAAGGAGGAAAGGAATGAGTAAGTGTTTTCGAGTACAAATACAGGCAACTGTATCTTATGATTTCGAGGTGGAGGTTGATGCTGATGATATGGGTGAAGCAGAAGCGATAGCCGATACAGAATATTGGAACGACCAATACCACCGTGAAGCAAGAGCATCTCAACTGCACGATGAGTTTGAGATAGTGAGTGTCGATGAGATTATCTTAGATGATGGTTCACTCGATGATGATGATGATTACCCAGGGAGGGAATAATGAAAGAAGTAAAAGTAAGGTATGTAAAAAATAGGGTAGAGATAACGATGCCCTTGTCGCAGTACAACAATGTGCTGCAAGGTTTTAACACACTTAATGAAGCACTCAATGATTACCAAGAAACGATGGACCTCAAGGTAAGCCAGATGAGTGGCATAGATAATCTTAAGTATGCTTTGATACACGGTCTAGGATTCAAGAAGATACACGACCACTATTACAGCGATTATAGGATACCAACAAAGGGAGGTAATTAATGGGAGTATTTAAACAAATGATGATAGATAAGATGGATGAGCTACGCGGTGGTGACATAGATAAAGTTACCGAGCAAGACATCATCGATGCTATGGTCGAGGAGTATATGCGTTCAGATGCATACAACAAGGAGCATATGGATCAGGAAAAAAAGATAGCAAATAGCTTGACACATCCTGAAACGTCAGCTAAAATTTAATTACTTGTATCTCCTACAATACTAAGACAGTCTAGGTTTGAGTTTGTGGGTGAGTACCCAAACACTCACTCCTAGATAGTCTTAGGTTCTTAGTCTTTCTAAGAGTACACTGGTTTTCCTTCCTTATTTTCCAGTGTACCCTTAGTAGGATTACCTACTAGTTGGAGACCCACGGGTCATAAATGTTAATGTTACAGGAGTTATATATGAGTGCTATGAGTTTAGTTGGTACTGTGGTTTTTAACCACGTTTTAAAGCCCGATGTGTATAAGGGAACGGAGAAATATTCTTTGACGATTGCGTTGGATAAGGATAGTAAGAAACTTGCTGAGAAACAAGGACTGAAAACTAAGGAGTATGATGGTGCTACGCAAATCACCGCTACTCGTAAGATAGATTTCGGTGCACCTAAAGTTTACAATGTCGACAAGGAGGAGGTTGGTATCAATCATCTTTCTCTATACGGTGACACTGTGACTATGAAGGTTAAGCCTGGCAAGGGTGACTGGTCTGCTTTTAGTTACTTAGAAGCAGTGCGAGTTGAAGAGAAAGCAGATGGTGCTGGGGAACTAGATGAATCTGATTTCTAATGTAAGATAGGCAGTGTTAGATGGGGCAGCTACGAGGGTGGCTGCCTTTTTATTTTAAAATGGGAGGAGATATGAATAAAGGTAATATACTTTTAAGGAAAGAACAGTGTCCTACTTGTGCAATGCGAGGCAAGGACACAAGTAAGGACAATATGGCTGTCTATTCAGATGGTCAGACCCACTGCTTTGCTTGCGGCACCCACCATAGGGGAGGCAAGGAGGCACTAGGTGGGGTAAAAGTAAAACAAACCAAGGATGATGACTGGATAGCTGACTATAGAGGTGAGTATTTTAGCCTGCCTGATCGTAAGCTAAGAGCTGAGACTCTTGAGAAGTACAAAGTCAAGGCCGAGAAGGATAAGGATGGCAACATCATCAAGCACCACTACCCCATACATAATAAGAAAGGTGAGATGGTTGGTATGAAGACAAGGATAGTGGAAGGAAAGAAATTCTTTGGCAGTGGTGATACTAGCAAGAACAACGCACTCTTTGGTCAGCATATAGAGAGACCTGGGGGAAAGTTTGTTACCATACTGGAAGGTGAGCTGGATGCGATGGCAGCATATGAGATGTTTGGTAGTAAGTGGGCTTTTGTTAGTGTGATTAATGGTTCTAACTGTGTGGATAATATCAAAGCTAATATAGAATGGCTCGATTCTTTCGAGACAGTTGTTCTTGCATTTGATAATGATGAGGCGGGTAGGGATGCAGCAAATGCAGTAGCCCCTATACTAGGCCCTAACAAATGTAAGATACTGACACTATCTAAGTGGAAGGATGCTTGTGAGTATTTGATTAACGGTGATGGCAAGCAGTTCTATGTCACGAATGGTGGGACTTTGCCAAGCCATACACTGTATCTGGTGTTGCTAGTGTAGAGGATATGCGTAATGCTATGATGCAGTACAGAGACACCGAGTTAATACCTTTGCCCGATTCGTTTGGCAATCTAAATGAGATGATGCGTGGTGGTGTAGCCCGTGGTGAGCTGGTGTCTATCATTGCACACACATCTATAGGTAAGACAACAATACTTAATGAGTTAATCTACCATTTCTCTACCAATACGAAAGAAAAGATAGGTTGCTTTATGGTTGAGGATAATATAGATGAGACGATCAGGAAAGTAGTGAGTGTACACACTGGTGAGAATATGCAGTTGACTCAAACCTAATGATTTGAATGTTGATAGTATTATGAAAGATGCTGTTGACATAGGATTTGCATCTAAGATACAACTACACGATGATGGTGGTGGTAGTATAGACCTTGAAGAAATGTTTGCAAGATTAGATACTTTGTCAAGGGAGTAGGATGTACTGTTATACTTGTTGACCCACTACATACAGCCATTAAGAATCTATCTAATGAGAACATCGAGGAAGTAATGGATAGGTTTATTAAGCTATGCAAGGAGACCAAAGGCTACAGTGATACTGTCTACACATACAAGAAAGCCAGATGATGGCAGCCACCCACATAAGATTAGTGAGTATGATGTCAAGGGTAGTGGTGCTATACCCCAGGCTTGCCATACCAACATACTATTCTCAAGAGACAAGCTAGCAGAGGATGACTACGAGAGAAATGCAACTAGAATCCGTGTGCCTAAGATGAGAAGGACTGGTCAGACTGGTGAGGCTGGATGGGCATACTTCAATGGTGAGACTGGAAGACTAGAGAAGGGACACTCACCAGTTATGGGAGACGATGATGCGGACTTTTAGTTGTGACATAGAAACGGATGGTATAGATGCTACTGTTGTTTGGTGCATTTCTGTCCACAATATAGATACAGATGAGGTAACTACATTTGCTGGCACTTGTCTTGATTTGTTCAAGTCCTGGGTAGAAACAGAGGCTGACTGCCTGATCTTTCATAATGGCATAGCGTTTGATGTGCCAGTGCTGGAGAGACTTGCTTGATGTAGACTTTAGTAGTGTACAGATAGAGGACACGATGGTGATGAGCCAGTTGTACAAACCCAGACTAGATGGTGGTCATTCACTTGCAGCGTGGGGTGAGAGGCTTGGGTTTGCAAAGGGTGACTATGAAGACTGGTCTAAGTTTACAGACGAGATGCTTAAGTATTGCATCAGAGATACCAAGGTTACTACCAAGGTGTACAAGTATCTATTGAAGAATAAATTAAGTGATGATGCCAAAGAGCTTGAGTATGAAACAAAGAAGCACTGCTCACTACAAGAGAGGACTGGATGGTTCTTTGATATTAAAGGTGCTATAATTTATTAGTTGAAATTAATGATGACTTAAGACTTGCAGAGGAGAAGGTGCACAAGACTTTTGTACCACTGCCTGTATGGAAAAGCAAGACACCAGTTAAGAATAGGTTTACCAAGAGAGGACAGAGAACTAAGCACTATCAGACAGAGGTGGACTTGAGTGTCACACCAATGATGATGGTGACTATGGATACTGGTCTTATCCAGAGTTAAATCTTGGAAGTAGACAGCAAGTAGGCAGACACCTTATGCACTATGGATGGAAGCCTTCTGTGTTTACTGAGACTGGACTGCCCAAGGTTGATGAGTCAACACTTAAAGATGTGGACATACCAGAGGCTAAGATTATAGCTAGGTATCTTATGCTGCAGAAAAGACAGGGCAAGTGAGTAGCTGGGTTGATGAGTACAACTACGATACTCGAAGGATACACAGCAGAGTCCACACTATGGGCACTGTCACACACCGTATGTCTAGCAGTAACCCTAACTTACAGCAAGTAACTGCAAGCAACAAGGAGTATGGTACAGCAGATGCGTGGCTTGTTTACTGTTCCAGATGACAAGGTAATTGTTGGTGCTGATTTATCTGGACTTGAGCTTAGATGTTTGGCACATTATATGAAAGACCCAGGGTATACTGAAGAGATATTAAGTGGTGACATACACACAGCTAACCAAAAGGCTGCGGGTCTTGAGCACCAGAGATGAGTCAAAGCGTTTCATCTATGCTTACTTGTATGGTGGTGGTGATGACCTGATCGGCAAGATATGTGGAGGAGGTAAGAAGTTGGGAAAGAAAATTAAACATCAGTTCTTATCTAACACACCAGCACTTGCTGTGCTTAGAAAAAAGATTGAGCACGCATCCAAGAAGGGCTGGATTAAAACATTGATGGTCGCAGAGTATATGTCCGCAGTCCACACTCAGCACTTAACTTTTTGCTACAGAGTGCTGGCTCTATCATAGCTAAGAGGGCTTGGGTTATTTTCCATTCGCTTGCTTATCAGTTTGATTACAAGCAACTGGGTGTGATACACGATGAGATACAGATAGAGTGTGACCCTACAGATGCAGAGGTTATAGGTAAGCTGGTTGTCCAGGCTATGGAAGAGACAACAGAATACTACAAACTAAACTGTCCAATTACTGGCGAGTACAAGGTTGGAAAGAGCTGGAATGAAACACACTGAACTCCGAGGACTTCGGAGAATGAATTTTAATAAGAGAGGAGTAGACAATGAAGTCTATAAATACAGTAGTACAAGATGTATATGATGTAATGAAGTCAAAAGATTATTCTGGAGACTTGGGCTCGATAGCTATGCAAGCTGGTCGAGAGGTAGAGGATGCAATTAAGGATGCGTTCACACCAAGAGAAGAAAACCGTGGCTTAAGGATGTCATCTTTAGGCAAGTGTGAAAGAGCACAGTGGTACAACTACCACGGTCATACACCCGAAGAAATAAAGGGTGAGGTTTACCTAACCTTCTTGCAAGGTCACATACTAGAAGCGGTGCTGGTTGCTTTACTTAAGCTATCGGGACACACAGTAGAAGACCAACAAAAGAAGCACACACTGGAAGGTGTGAATGGTAGCCAGGACTGTACCATAGATGGTGAGCTAGTGGATATCAAGACAGCAAGTGCTTGGTCTTGGGACAATAAGTTCCAAGAGACTGGACTTACTGATGATGCCTTTGGCTACATCAAGCAACTATCTGCCTATGGTAAAGCAGACAAAAGAAAGAAAGGATACTTCCTTGCTTTCAATAAAAACAAATCAACACTTAAGTTATGTGAACAGCCATTAGAGCAAGACATAGATACCTTTGTTGTTGATTTAAAAGCCAAGATGGAATTAGATACACCACCTATGCGATTAGCTAACGCTACAACTTGGAACAAAGCCAAGACAGAAGAGAAGCTATGTATGACGTGTGCATTTTGTGGGTTCAAGGAAGATTGCTTTGGTAGTCTGGAAGCAAGACCTATTCCATCTGGTAAGATAACTAACTATTATGTATCAAGTGGAGCTGACTTTTGATAACAAAACAACTACCAGAACTGAAGGCATACATTGCAGCAACGTATGATGTATGCCTAATCTGTGATGAATTAGAAATTGAACCCGAAGAATTATTAAATGCTTTTGAAAAAAGATTATTAGAAAAGCAAGATAGATTTCTGGAGGAATTTGAGGAGAGTTATTGATGGACTATTTAAGTCTAAGCGTAGCTTTTACAGTGCTTGGTGCTGTAGGTATATACTTTACACACAAGCAAGCGTACCAAAAAGGAATTACTGATGCTGTGCTGATGCACAGACAAGGTAGATTAAAATACAAAGACTATCTAGATGACAACGGTGAGCGTATGGTTGACATAGAGATAGACCCAATAGAGGATGATGAATGAACACACTACCAAATGATTACCAAAATTTTATAGCACTTAGCAGATATGCAAGGTGGCTGCCTGAAAAAAATAGGCGAGAGACGTGGGAAGAAACTGTAGCTAGGTACTTTGACTTTATGGAAGAGCACCTAAAAGAAAATACTGAAGGCGAGCTTACTGCTAAGACTAGAAAGATTCTTGAAGAAGCTGTGCTTAACTTAGATGTTATGCCTAGTATGAGAGCTTTAATGACTGCTGGTCCAGCACTTAAAGACAACAACATAGCTGGATACAACTGTGCTTATCTTAGTGTTGACCACCCCAAAGCATTTGATGAATGTTTGTATGTGCTTATGCACGGTACTGGAGTGGGCTTTAGTGTAGAGAGACAACACACTAACAAGCTACCAGAAGTGCCAGAAGAAATGATTGATGTTGATGACATCGTAGTAGTGCAAGACAGCAAGGAAGGTTGGCAGTCTGCATTCAGAAAACTAATTAACTATTTATACAACGGTGAGATGCCTAAGTGGGACTTCTCTAGAGTAAGACCTAAAGGTGCCAGGCTAAGTAAGTTTGGTGGCAGAGCCAGTGGTCCAGAGCCACTACTAGATTTATTTAATTTTGCTACCAATATGTTTAAAGATGCAGTAGGCCGTAAGCTAACCAGCTATGAGTGCCACCGTATGATGTGTAAGGTAGCAGAGGTAGTTGTAGTGGGTGGTGTTAGACGAAGTGCCCTGATCTCTTTATCTAACTTAACTGATGAGCGTATGCGTAATGCTAAGTCTGGTCAGTGGTGGTCTGATACACCAGAGATGGCACTTAGTAACAACAGTGTGTGTTACACAGAGAAGCCAGACATAGGAATCTTTATGAAGGAATGGCTATCGCTTTATGAGTCTAAGTCTGGTGAGCGTGGAATCTTTAACAGAGAGGCAGCAATTAAACAAGTAGCATCTATAGGCAGACGTGATACTGAGCACGACTTCGGATGCAATCCTTGCAGTGAAATTATATTAAGAGATGGGCAGTTCTGTAATCTAACTGAAGTAGTAGTTAGAGCAGAAGACAAGCAAGATGACATACTACGCAAGGTTAAGTTGGCTACTATACTGGGCACGTTCCAGGCTTCTCTTACTGACATCAAAAGATTAAGGCCTAAGTGGGTTCACAATACAGAAGAAGAAGCTCTCTTGGGCGTGTCATTAACTGGTATAATGGACAACTCATTTATGAACGGAAGTTCAAGCAGAGGATACCACACTAAAAAATCTTTGCCAGACTTCTTAACCGAACTCAGAAAGCAGACCGTAGCAACAAACAAGAAATGGTCTGCAGCATTAGGCATTAAGCAAGCTACTGCAACCACCGCTATTAAACCCAGTGGTACAGTCAGTCAGTTAGTTGACAGTGCTAGTGGCATACACACTAGACACAACGACTATTACTTTAGAAGAGTAAGAGCAGATGCCAAAGACCCAATAGCACAACTTATGGAAGATCAGGGCATCCCTTGTGAGGCTGATGTTATGAAACCTAATAGTGTTAAGGTCTTTACATTCCCTATGAAAGCCCCTAAAGGTGCAGTAACCAGGAATGAAAGAAGTGCTATCGAACAACTAGAGTTATGGCTTATGTATCAAAGATATTACTGTGAGCATAAGCCTAGTGTTACTGTTAGTGTGAGAGAACACGAGTGGATGGAAGTAGGTGCGTGGGTATACAAACACTTTGATGAAGTCAGTGGTGTTAGTTTCTTACCACACTCTGACCACACATATCAGCAAGCACCATATGAAGACTGCACCAAAGAACAGTACACAGAGCTAGCAAAAACAATGCCTAAGTCTGTCGACTGGAACTTGATTAGCACATATGAGCTGACAGATATGACAGTAGGTACTAAGACACTGGCGTGCACTGGTAGTGTCTGTGAGCTTGTAGATTTAGTAGAAGAAGAAAGGGAAATAGAATGATTAACGGGATACTTTTAATAATAGTGTTGCAAGTAGCAGTTATTCTGCTCACTAGCTGTAGTGTGTTTGAAGAAAGAATGGAACAACTACAGTGTAAATCACCAGTTGATTCAACACAATGTGCGGGGTGGAAAACAGAATGAAAATACTAGAGAACATTTTATACACCGCTTACTTTGTAGCGGGAATGATTTCTACAGGGTGTTTAGTTTACATAGTTATGTGGCTAGAAGCTCTTAGAAAAGGGTGGCTTGTATAGCACATTGTTAAATAATAAAGGAGTTAATATGTTAGAGAAAATCAAGAACGGTGCTGATGGTGCAATAGATGTAGGCATCAAGCTGATTAGTTTATCAATTGTATTGCAGATTATTTTTGGTCAGAAGGTAGCCTTCCTGACAGGAAATGTAATCGGCTCTATACTTGATATAGTATGGACACTAGGTAACGCTGGACTGGCAGGAATAATTGCTGCTGGTATTATCTGGAAACTACTCGATAAAGACATAACGAGTGGAGGCAAGTAAGCCAATCAAAAAACCTAGTGGTCTTGTTCAGTTGGACAAGACTGCTAGACTCTACCAAGAATTACAAAAGAAAAACAAAACAACTAAGCCGAGGGAATTATGGAAAAGGGACTGGAGCAAATAGGTGATGTAGTCAACTCACCTAGTCATTACACAAAGGGAAAGATAGAAGTAATAGATTTTATAATAGACCAGAATATGAATTACCTAACCGCAAGTGCGTGTAAGTATTTATGCAGGTGGGAACATAAGCATAAGGGTGATGGACAGATTGAAGACTTAAGAAAAGCTAGGTTCTTTATTGAGAAACAAATAGAGGAGTTACTTAAATGATAAGCAAGGGAATCTTGCCTATGCCCACATACTCAAAGGGTAGAGGAGACAACAAGAAAACAAACTTGCTTAGTCTTAATGTTTTTATACACCTACATCCTTTCGCTAAAGGCAAATGCAAGGATGATTACTATGAAGTAGTCAAGGAGTTTGTAAAGACTTTGCCTAAGTACAAAAAGATAACACCTTCATACACACTGTACTTTAACAACAAAAGAAAAAAAGATTTAGACAACTACACTTTTCCTATGCACAAGTTTCTTATGGATGCTTTGGTCAAAGGCGGTGTGATTGCTGATGATGACTATGATTATGTGCCAAAAATTATTACAAAGTTTGGCGGTATAGATAAAGATAGTTATGTTGTTGTTGAGATAAAAGGAGAGAAGCTATGACACAAGAAGAATTGCAATGGATAGCTGTTGATAAATTAAAGACATTAATTACAGCAACTACTAATGAGTTCTGCACCTTTGATGGGCACAGTGAAGATTATGTTATTGAGTTTAAATGTAGAAGAACACACTACGATACACAACTAATAGAACACAAGAAGTATACAGCCAACCTTGATCAGGCTGACGAAAGTGGAAAGGAATTTTTATACATAATATCTACACCAGAGGGTGAGTATGTATTTAACATAAGCAAGCTAAGAGAAGAGGGCTATGACTTTGGCTGGGAAGACAGACGTATGCCATCAAAGACTGACTTCAGTGGCCAGCAATACATAAACAAAAGAGTAGGGTATATAAATGTAAGTCTAACTAGCTAGCTGGTCCAAGAAAGATTTTCTGCTAAAGTCTTTGCTCATTTCAAACGCTCTTCTATTTTTTTCTATCTCTTCATCTAGCTTAGCTCTTCTTTCAGAAGCAGATATTACACCAGCTTTTTGTTGCTCTTTAAGTCTTCTAAGCATTTTTTCTGTAACTGCATCACCTTTTCTTGTAGCAATTGAATCACCATATGCAATTGGCATATTCCTAACTTGAGATTCTTGTTAGGAAAATTGCCTAGATATGAGTTGATTTATTTTCATATCTAATGCTGGGTCATTAGCAACCTCTTTACTTTTTTATTAAATTCATTGTATCCAGGTACTATCTCTGTTCCACAAGCCATTAGTCATCTACTCCAAATAAATTCTGTGCTGGTTTAAATCCTACACCAGCAGCACCAAGAGAACCATCAAGGCTCTTAGCAAACCAATCTCCTAGATTGCCAAATACACTGACATCTTCTAAGCCATCTTCATCAGCAGTCCACACTGGTGTTATTACATCAGCATATAGAGTATCAATTGCACCTACAGCAGTACCACCTAATGAAGTCACAGCACCATCAGCAAATCTACCAGCACCAAGTATCATACCTGGAGCACCAGTGAGTCCCATCCTATCTAAAGTCTCTTTAAATGATGGGTCTTCAAAGTCTTGTCCTTTGATTGCATCCTTAAGCATCTCACCTGTGTATACAGCAGCGTAACCAAATGCAATAGCACCTATCACACCAACAGCAGCTCCATAGTCTGGAGTACACTGCTTTGGGTTTAGTTTTCTAAGAAGTCTCTTGACTACTGTATTACCAAACACAACTGGGAATGTTTTGAGCTGTGCAATGATAGCCATCCTAGGGTCTGACATCCACAGTGGTTTGTTACTAGCCCTTGGGTGTACCACAACATCATCAACTACCTTTTGCATCCAAGGTATAAGTAAATCTCTTACAGTAACATCAAGCTCTCTTACATCTTCCTTCTTCTTTTTCTTCTTGTTAGCTGGTGCTACTTGTCTTGTTTCTCTCTTGACTACTGTGTCCAGTATGTCATCTCTTGTTATGTCTATCTTGACTCTACCATTCTCACCTCTGAATGCATTAGCGATCAGGCTAAAGTCTTGTCTAGTCAATCCATTTTCTTTTAGCTCACTGTCAAGCCTACGCTGGTCTATGTCTTTTATATCTCCAGCTATGATACTGTTGGCTCTTTGATTTAAGTTAGCCATCCACGCTTGTGCAGCCCAGTTCCTGTTGAAGTTAGTAAACTGTGTGAGCATACCACCTAGTGGTGTTCTAAAGTAAATGCTAAGTACCTTGTTAGTATCTGTTGCAAATATCTGGTCCAGCCTTTCATTGACCCTTGGGTCTAAGTTAAATCCTAGTGTAGCCATAGCTGTTGCACTCTCACCAGGCTCTATGTATTTACCAGACATACCCTTTCTTGTACCATCTATTGCATACTTAAATGCTTTAGGCAGTGTCGCTAGCATATTACCAAAGCCAGCCCTCTCACCTATCCAAGCAAGCTCTGATAGTGATGATAGTGTTGCTAGTCCTAGGTGTGTAATAGCACCTATAGTAGTAGCAACTTTAGATGCGGCCAAAGCATTTGGGTTTGCATCTTTCTTGTATATATTGTGTGATGCGTCATACAAATCATAAGCTCTGTCTGCTTCTTTTTGTGTAATCTCTCCAGCACTTTGCAACTTAGCTAGCTCTGCTTTTAATTTAGATGCATCCTTTCCAAAAATGTTAGCGGATGCAACACGGGTTGCTGCATTCTGCAAGTAATTGGTAAGCACCTTCTCTATATTCTGTTCTCTAAAGTTAAGTCCTTCTGCTTCTGCTAGTGCATCTAAGTTTGCCCAAGCCTCACTCCTAGATTTTTCAAAAGATTTCTTTTTTTGTCCATCAAAGGCTGGGTCATCTGGTCTGTCTATTCTAACTGATGGGTCATAACCGTTTACAATACCATTAGCTATTTCGGTAGCCTCTTCTTTAGTAATCTCTTTTACCTTTCCACCTTTATCTTTAACTGCTTGCTGGCTGGACTTAACAAGAAGCTCAATGAATTTATCTTTGTTAGCTTTGACTGATTCTTTGCTTATTGGATTTGTTAAGTAATCCTCTACTGACTGTGACTCTGCCAGCAAGCCACTGTTTACCATATCTTTTCTTACAATTTCTATCTTTTCTTTTATTGTTTGTATGTCGTTAGCTAACTGTATTGTGTCACCTTTAAATTCTGCTGGCAAGTTTGCCTTGGGCCTCTTAGGGTCTATCTTATGTAGTATATAAGCACTCATCTCTGGACTAATGTCTTTACCTATCTGACCAATAAACATCTTTTTGTCTGAGTACCTGTTAACTATGTTGATTACATCTTTGAGATACTGACCACTCTTTCTTTCTTTCAAGTTAAAGAAGTTATCTCTCACGCCTTGCTCACCAGTTCCAGTCTCTGTTGCCTGGAACATCTGTAATATTCTATTAGCACCTTGGTATACAGCACCAGACTTAGCTCTGTTTCTTAGCTTAAGTAGTGGGTCTGTTCCTTTAAATGCTATGGCACTTGTTAGCTGTTGTGCTGACTCTTTAACATCAACACCAGTAAGACTCTTGAGTGCCTTGTTTCCTTTGTCTGCAAGTAACTTAAACTCTGACTCATAGCCCTTACCTTCTGGTAGTTTAATCTGCCCTTTAACCGCATCTAAAGTGTCTGGTGCATTAGCTAGCAAATCTCTGTTGTAATTCTTAACCAACCTTCTTGCAGTAGACAAGTCTCTGTTCTGTTCTCTTGCCACACCAACTGCACCTGGAGTAGACACAGCACCAGCTATAGGACCAGCAATAACAGCTTCTTCCATTAGCTCTTGCAGTCCTTCAGACGTACTTAATTTTCCAGGGTCTTGGCTTGTTCCTATTTGCAGTGCTTTCTGGCCAGCTTCAGTAGCCATCTCTGTGCCCACAATACCAGCACCAAACTTAGCACCCTTGCCTATCTGTTTAGCCAGCTTGTCTCTATTTGTATTGACAAGTTTAACTAAAGAATCTTTTGTTGCATTAACACCACCCTTGCCAAAGGATTTAGCCAACAGCTTAGATGTTTCAGTAGCACCTCTTCTTGGAGCGATCAGGTCTAGATAAGTTACACCCATACCTACAGTTGCAGCCCAACTTTTTTCTGTTGGTGTCAGCTCTCTGCCAGCAGCTTGCTCGTGCTCTGCAAGTGTGTCTGCAAAATTCATATTGTATGTAGTGGCTGCAGTACCCCAGTTAATTGCAGTACCCAATAGTCTGGTTACTGGTGTGGGTATTGCTTTCATAGTGTTGCCTATAGCAAATCCAAGCATAGGAGCTATGGTATTCATAGAGTTTAGTGCAGCTTTTTCTTTCCACCATTCAACTGGTTTTTCTGACGCAAGCAATCTACCAGGATATTTAGACTGAAATCCACCTAGTGCTCTCTCTTGTCTTGCTCTGAGCAAATGCATCAACAGATGGAGTATCTATTCCTAAAATGTCACCAAAGGCAGACAAACCTTCCCCTTGCATTTGTAGATACTGAGGCAGTTGATGCTTCTAAAGCACTAAGCCTTCTTATTCTTTCTTCTTCTTGCTCTCTAGTAAGTGCCATATTATGCTACGTTTTTCCAGCCTTCTTCTTCAATCTGTTTAAATGCCTCTGCCTCAATTTGAGCTGGGTCGGCACCAGGATATTGCTGTGTTAGTTGTGTAATTCTGATTGCAACTGCATTTGCTATTGCTGGAATCTCATCTTTCTCTGCTCCAAAAGTAAGCCAAGTGTCTCCAAACTCTGACTTAACTTTGTTTACCAAAGAATCAGCAAGATTTTTAACAGAAGGTTTGCCAAACGGTGATGACAAAGTTTGCTTGTGCTTTTGCTAATGCTGCTGCATTATCCATTACACCCTTTTCTATTGCTGCAAATTGTATGCATAGGGTCTGTTTTAGTAGCTCTTTGTTTTGGTGTTGAGCCATAGTAAGACATAAGCATTGACCTAGTCTGTTAAGTCTAGTGTCTCCAGGAGCCCCACTCATAGATTCATTCAAAAACCCAGGAGTCTTTAGGTTCTCCATCATTCTTTCCATAGGGTTAAGACCAGCTACTCTGTCAGCTTCTGCTTTAGCAGCAGCAACGCTTTAGATGTTATGCAGCATCAAATGCTTTTTGGCTAGCCATAACCTGATCAAGCTGTTGTTTTAGCAAGCTAGCTGTTGCTGCTGAGCTCTTTCATCTGCACCAGAAGCATATCAAACCATTCCTAGCACCAGCTCCAGTGTTGATGCTGTTCAACACCAGCAGCTCTTTTTCCAGGAACTTAAAGTCTCTGCCTTACCCTTCCTAAGACTGTCTGTTGCATAAAAGGCACTAGGATGACCATTAAAATTTGGTTGCACTGGTTGGTAGTTTGATTACACATTTTAGGCTTCAATTTTTGACCTCCTGGAATTACTCGGACCACCAGGAACAGGTTCTGTAAATACAGACTGCCCATGGTTTTCCTAAATCATCTATCCATTACCTTTCCAGTTCTAGATGACATAGCAGCACCAGCAAGAAGTCTGAGACCTCCAGAACATAAGCTGGTCCTCCTAGTGGACCCATAGCCATAGCACCTCCAAAAAGAAGAGCATTGCTTCCTATGTCAAGAAGTTATTTGCCAGTTGATTGGTCCATCCAGCTTTTTGAAAAAAGTTTCTATCGTCTACTGGAAGTCTTGCGGTGCATCCTTCAACCCAGGTTGCTGTTCAGGGTAGCTTGGCAAGAACCCTTGTTTGCCTATTGACTACAGCATTCCGTTGTACATACAAGGCATTATCTTTCTCCTTTAAAATTATTCATTATCTATTTCCCCTTCTGTAAGCACTCTGTCCTACACTGTAGCTACGAGAAGGTGATGAACTCTTTGGCTTGCTAGAAGAACCTCTGCTTCCTCTGCTACCTGTAGTTCTTGTTACTTTAACTGGCTGTGGCCCTCTTGGAGTAGGTTTAGTTTTCTTGACTGCTACAGGCTTGTTCTTATTGTAGTCTACTTTAACTCTAGGTGTTGATTTGACAACTGCTGGTTCTGACTTAACTGATTTTCTTGAAGGACCGCCAGCAAATATGCTGACAATTTCTGCTTCAGCTTTTTTCTTTTCTGGATTGCTTACTTTACTTCCTGTAAATACATTGCCAAGACCAATAGCCTCAAGCATTAATTCATTGCCTTCTGCTTCACCTCCAGATGCAACTCTAGATGCTATTTCTCTTTGCACGCTAGGCTCTATTTTAAAAAGAGACTCAACAGGAGCTGGCTCTTTAAACCCTGATCCATAGTTTTTCATATAACCACTAAAATCTGCTGTTGGATTGTTAACTTGAGTGTTGTATCTTTGTTTATCTAACGCAGCTTGGTTAACAACAGGAGCTGACTCTTTAAATCCACCACCATCTCCATAGTTTCTCATATACCCACTAAAATCTGCTGTTGGATTATTAATTTGTGTCTGATACCTCTCTTTATCTAAAGCTCTTTGGTAAGCATCAGCGTCAACGTCTTGAGTTTGGAATATATTTTCTGAGTCACCATCTGATATTATTGGCATCTCAACTGGTATTCCTCCTCTGCCCGAACTGATTTCACCATCTTGAGCTAGTATTTTTTTATACGCATTTGTATCACCATCCATAGCATCTACAAAATCAGTAATTTGTTTTGCCCCAGGGTATTCTAAATCTATAGCAGCTTCTAAAGCACTGCCATCAAATAAAGGTGCTTTATACTCGGCTTGATTTCTATCAAATTGCTGGTCTAAAACTCTATCTTTTGTTTGTATTCTTTCTTGTGCATCATACCTATCTTGAAGTGCTTGTCCTTTAGCCATAAGCTCTGTAAGACCATCATTCATACCAGCAGCCACATCTCTTGCAAGCAGTCTTTCAGAATCTTGGTATCCAGCTCTGTCTCCCATAGCCATATCAGCTTGTGCTTGATTGTTTGCCATACTAAAGTCTTGTATCTTTACAGCATCTTTGTTTAACTCAGCTTCACCACCT